TACTATTGGTGATGTTACTTTCGAGAGCGCTGCTTATATAGCTCGATACTGTCTAAAAAAAATTACCGGAAAAAAAGCAAAAGGACACTATGGTAAACTCAAACCTGAATTTAACACAATGTCTCGTCGTCCTGGTATAGGTAAAATCTGGTTCGATAAGTATCATACTGATGTAACATCAACTAATAAAATGGTAATAAGAAAAGGGTTGACCTCTAACCCGCCGAGATATTATAATAATTTCATAAAAAAAATGGACGAAGTGTTATACAATAAACTTAAACAAGAAAGGATCGATTCAATTGACAAAAGTGATAATAATCTCACTCGTCTATTGGTTAAAAAAGAAGTAAAACTGTCTAAACTAAAACAATTATCAAGGAGTATCTAATGTCAATGAAAATCTTCTCTGTTCTCGATAATAAAACTCACTCTTACAATCGTCCATTCTGTGAAACCAATGAAATCATGGCTTCACGATCTCTACAAATGGCTCTTGCCGATAAAACAATTCAGCTGTCAATGTTTCCGCAAGACTTTGATCTCTATCTAATTGGTGAACTTGATGAAGTCACCGGAGTTATAACACCCCAAGAACCGCCGAAATTTATAGTTTCGGCTGTTTCACTTAAAAAAATGGAGGAAACAAATGCTGATAAGATCTAGGTTCCAAAAAAACTCACGTGTATGTCTCGATACATTCGAGCCATCTAAAACACAACAACACATGTCTATCGAATGTGATATTAATGAAATCATTCGTAAGGCAAAAAACGGGCAAGTAATACCCGATGATGGTCGGAGACCATCATTCGGTGACTTTGGCGATCTTGAGGATTATCAATCCTCTTTAAACCACGTTATAGACGCTCAGGCGGCCTTTAATAATCTAGCTTCAAACATAAGGGATCGTTTTAATAACGATCCTTCTAGGCTATTAGCATTCGTTTCAAACGAAAAAAATCGCGATGAAGCGATAAAATTAGGCCTAATAGAAATGCCTGAACCCGAAATAAAACCAGAACCTGTTCTGGTTAAAATGGCTCCGGAGGAGCCTAAAGCACAGTTACCTACTTGATGTAACTGTGCTGAGTGACACCGATTAATTAACTCTTAATAAAAGTTCATCTCAAAAAAAAGGAAAAAAATGGATACACTTTCCGCATTCGCTCAGAACGATACTGCGCAACAGATAACAAGTATCGTTCAAGGTCTCTTTCTAATAATTGGCGCAATAATCGCTTTCATTTCACGAAAGAAGTAAGTCATGAAATCTGTAATGTCACATAATTTCTCACAAATACCTTCCTGTAGTATCGAAAGATCATCTTTCGATCGCTCACATGGTCATAAAACAGCCTTTGGTAGTGGTTATCTTGTGCCTATCTATGTTGATGAGGCTCTACCGGGCGACACCTTTAACCTTAAAGCAACAATATTTGGTCGTCTTGCTACTCCTATAGTTCCATTTATGGACAATCTATTTCTCGATACGTTTTACTTTGCAGTCCCATGCAGACTGCTCTGGGACAAATGGAAAAAGTTTAATGGAGAGCAAACTAATCCAAATGATTCTACAGACTTCCTTGTTCCCCAGGTAAAGGATCCTACAGCTCCTGACTTATTTATGTTTGGCCAGGGAACAATTGCCGATTACTTTGGTATACCAACCGATACGATTAAATGCTTTCCAAATGCATTACCTTTCAGAGCATACAATCTTATTTACAATGAATGGTTTCGAGACGAAAATCTTTGTCCTTCTGCAACTGTACCACTGGGTGACGGTCCCGATGATCCTGCTCTCTATATGCTAAAAAAACGGTGCAAAAGACATGATTATTTTACATCATGCTTACCTTGGCCTCAAAAAGGACCCGGAGTTATGTTACCTTTGGGTACTGCTGCACCTGTAATTGGTACTGGGTATGGTTTAGGTTTATCTACTCAAGCCTCTGGTGCATTCGGATTTGAACTTGGTACTGTAGATACTTCAGGTGCAAATCTTGCTGCTGCAAGAGAAACAACTCATCATACATTAGGTTCTACAGGGCGTACCAATATAAATTATCTTACAGATGGTATTACCATCGGTGTAACTACAAATCCAGCATTATCTGGTTTATTTGCTGATTTGTCAAATGCTACTGCTGCAACTATAAATTCTCTCAGACAAGCATTTCAATTACAAAAAATGTACGAAAGAGACGCTCGTGGTGGTACTCGCTATACCGAAATAATTCGTTCTCATTTCGGTGTTATTAGTCCAGATTCTCGTATGCAAAGACCTGAATATCTTGGGGGGTCTTCACAAAGGATAAATATCAATCCTGTTCAACAAACATCGTCATCGGATAATACAACGCCGCAGGGTAATCTCGCTGCATACGGCGTAGTTACTGATTCAAATGGTGGGTTTAATCACTCATTCACAGAACATTGCTATATAATTGGTCTTGCAAATGTTCGTGCCGATCTTACTTACCAAACCGGTCTTAATAAAATGTGGTCTCGTCGTACTCGGTTTGATTTCTTCTGGCCTTCTCTAGCGCATCTTGGCGAACAAGCAGTACTTAATAAAGAAATCTTTCAGGATGGATCCGCGAATGACGATTTAGTATTCGGATATCAAGAAAGGTATGCTGAATATCGTTACAAACCTTCACAAATAACAAACATTCTCCGGTCTAACGGTGCGACGAGTCTTGACGTATGGCATCTTTCACAGGACTTTGCGTCGTGTCCTACACTGGGACAGGCATTTATAGAAGAAAGTCCTCCTATTAATCGTGTAATAGCTGTCCCATCTGAGCCGGAAATAATATTCGATTCATATTTCCGTCTTAAATGTGCTCGTCCTATGCCTGTGTATTCTGTACCCGGTCTAATAGACCACTTCTAAGGAGTAAAAAATGGCTGCTCCTGTTGCTGCTGCTGCTTCCGGTGGTTCATCTGCTGCATCATCGGCTGGTACTCAAATAGCTGGCAGTGCTATATCTAGTGGTATAGATACTGGTGGTAATCTTATTGCAAATTTAATCATGACTGCTGTTCAACAGGGAAATACAGACAGGGCTAATCATCGTGCTATACAGTTAGCAAATTCCGCACATCAAAGAGAGGTAGCCGATCTAAAAAAGGCTGGCTTAAATCCTATTCTTTCCGCAACTGGCGGAAGTGGTGCACAGTCTCCTAGTCAGTTGGTTCCTAATGTAAATATACCGGATATAAAACCCGGTGAAAGATTCATGAATACTATGTCAAATCTTCAGAACATCAGTAATAGTAAAGCTGATGTAATTCAAAAAACTGAAGCAACAAAAAATCTTGCAGAACAGACGAATACAGAAATAACTCGTCAGGAAGCTAATAGCGCTCAGGCTGCTGCTTCCCGTGCAAGCGCGAATCTTACCGACACAATGACGGCAGGTCAGATTCAGGAAAATATAAAAAAAATAGAGGATACTAAAATATCCTCTGCTGCTGCAAAACGTGCTCTTATAGACAATCAAATTGCTCAATTGCAATTAAATAAAGAGCAAGTAAAAAAGGGGTTATGGGATCTAGTTCCCATTAATAAAGCTCATGAGACAATATCTAATGTAAAGCATAATATAAAGGACACCGGACCTAAAATTAAAAGAGTAGGAGGAAAAGTATATAAATGGCAAGCTTCTAAACCTGATCCCATTGGGGATGCTGCTAGAAGATCATTCAACTCATTAAAATCTCATTTTGACAACCGTAACTCTGCGAGGTAAATATGTCTTTTCGAAAAAAAATGTCTAAATACAAATCAAAAAAGAACTTTAGAAAAAATTCTGGTTCTCACCACAAAAACAATTCTCCGCGTCCTATGCGTGGGGGATTTCGTCTTTAATTAGTCGAAAAAAGACACCTCTCCTTGGGGTGTCTTTTTTGACTCAACAACCGAAGGGCGTTAGTATGCCGTGCTATCATCCCATTACTGCTTGGCGTGTACCTGAAAATGGTAAGGTACGCCATCTCCACTTTACAAAAACTAATGGCTATGAGGAATTGCAAATTCCGTGTGGTCAATGCATCGGCTGTAAACTTGAACGTTCACGTCAATGGGCTATCCGTTGCGTCTGCGAGGCTCAAACACACAAAAACAACTGTTTCGTAACACTTACATATAATGACGCTAATCTACCTATTAATAATTCACTAAATACTCGCGAATTACAACTCTTCTTAAAAAAACTACGTAAAAAATATGGAAAGGAAATAAAATTCTATGCGTGTGGTGAATATGGTGATGAAAATAAGCGTCCTCACTATCATTTGTGTCTGTTCAATCATGACTTCGCAGACAAACAACTCTATACCGTTCGTAACAATGTTACTCTGTATATATCTGCTGAACTGCAAAAACTTT